AGCGTCAATTACGAGTTGGTTATTCCTAATATCACGTTCGGCGCGGATTCCCTTAGCAATAGGAGGCAAAGTGTAGTCGTGCGCCCACATGATAACTGGATTTTTTTGCCACTCATTAAGATTCCAGCCATCAACATCGATAATATCTCCGTCGCGGTCAATGTCATTGGTGGATGCCACAAAGCGCAAAACGCGAGGATCAGAAGTAACGTCTTTAAGCACCTTGATATTAAATATCTTTTTTTCCATTTTCCTAGTCCTTACGTCTCCCGACGTTAGTTTCTAAAAAGTCCGCATCGTCAATATCTCCCGACATGAACTAGCAGACTACACATTATATATATAAGAAGATTTAACAAAAAATTAGGTGAATTGTGAATAGTCGCAATCGAATCGCTATACACTATTTTTATACTAAAATATTAAATGGTACAAGTGGACTAATCAGGGTCGGTGGCATATCTCCAATGATATCCACCAGCAGTATTAAATTTACCCCTACAAACCTTAGAGATTCCTTGTATTCCCGTTTTTCTTTCTGCATCAGCGGCATAATCATAAATAATACTTGTTTCTATGCATATAACACGCTTCCCTGATTTATGGTAATACTCATTAAGATGCTCACGTATTTTGTTTTTTGTTTCTTCATTTCTTTTTTTGCCATAAAGTGGATTATTTTCACCACTAAATGCTATACTTAGTTTCGCCCTTGTTTCATCACTAGCCTTAGTTCCGGTTAATTTTTCTGATATCTTCCTTTTTGTTTCTTCACTCCTATGCTTTCCAATTTTAGAAACTCTTAACTTCTCTTTTCTCTCATCGCTTAACGGCTTACCCCAATTGTGATTCTTTTCTCCGATTTTTGAAATTGCTATTTTGTATTTTGTTTCATCGCTCAAATGCTTTCCTACCATATTTTTATTTCCGGTCTTTAGTCTACTTATTAGCTTTTTTACTTCGTCAGAATGTGTTTTACCATAAAATGGATTATTGGAACCAGACAAAGCATTGCTTAATTTTTGTTTTGTTTCATCTGATGTTTTTCTTCCCAGATTATAATGGTTACCCCTATGTGCATCACCGATGTGTTTTCTGTGTTCATCACTAAATATTTTAACCTTAGCTGATTCACTCATGCGTCTTCTCGTTTCTTCACTAAATACTCGACCTCTATTTTTATCGGCAATTTTGCGATACGTTTCTGGTGTCTGTCTACATTGGCCACCAGGAGCAATATTATAATCCGGTTTCATTAATGATATAAAAAGCCGTTCCATACGATCCAGCTGGTATTTTGAGTCACATGCAATTAAAATCTCTTTCTCGAAATTACTTCGTCCATACTTTTTTATTGCAGAAACTATATTTAATCCACTCCCAAGATATTTATCTAGTTGTTCTCCCTTTTTGATTGTTTGCCCTATATATGAGTTTCCATTTATCAAGTTTGTAGTTTTGTAAATAACTCCATATGAAGTATTAATATCCATATATTCAATATACTCCTAACATTACTCGGTGTCAAAAATAATTGTACACCTGCAATTGCAAATTTGACCAGCATCTCCACATGCTTGGTCAAGTGGGTACTGCATTTCACAATTCCCAACTATAAATGGTTCATCAATGCCAACGGTTTGTCCGTCTACGTCTACATGGTCAATTCTGGTACGTTCATCGATTTGTGAAAGCCAAGTCTTGCGTGTCATGCCCTCAGCTTTTCCGGTTAAGTAGGTCCCGCTCGTGACCGAGCTGGAGGATTCGGTTCTTCCAATTAACATAGCCCTAGAGGTTGACATTTCATCATAAACACCATCGCACACATCTAGTATGCTATTTTTAATAGCGTTAAGATTGTCGCCATTGCTAATACCTTCGCTAATGGCGTCTTGTAGCTTCTTGCGTAGCTTTTCGTTTGTAGTATCGTTAATACCTTCGGCTTTTAATAGACCGACTGACTCGACATATTGCTGGAATAAGGTATTTACAACCGTCATACTGGGTCTAATCTTTGGAGCCTTTACTGCCTTTCCAAAGTTGCCATAAATCATGTCATAAGTATGATCGCGTCCTGATTCGAGTGAATGGAGCCACGCGGGAGCCAATGCAGACTTTAGTGCCTTGTTAGCCTTATCGTCAAACACGGTTCTAAGTATTGATTCAACCTCGGCATTGTATGCCCCACCGGATTTAATCGTGTCTTCCAGCTTTGAATTGTTAATGGCCGATACTACACGCTTTTTTTGATCTTCGGCGTACTTCTTTACAGCTTGGATAAACTCGCCCTCTTTTGCAGTTGCGCGAGAGTCGAAGGCCTTCCATATTGCAGTTAGCCTAGCTTCTTTAGGATCAGACTTGCTAACAATGCTTACTTTTTCAGTGCTATAGTCAACGATCTTGAATGACTTAGCCGATTCTGCGTCTAGGCCCAAGTCTTCTGGGCTTAGAAGTGCATCGTCGGTAGGCTTGTCTTCGGTTTGACCGCTAGGCTTTTCGGGTGGCAATTCTGGCCCATTGTCGTCGGCTGGTACTTCATATTGCGCGAATGTGCGGAGGAATACCTTGCCTTTGCCGTTGGGAACTTCAGGCAAATCGAAAGCCTTCCGCCACTCATCAAGCATAACAGCACCAGCCTGAAGCCCTGCATTTAATACTGATAGCTTATGTTCCTCGTCTTCTGGAATAGATGGATCGAACTTAAAAACAAGGCGTTTGTCAAAATCAGGGACTATAAGCTGCCTAGTTATCGTCCTCTCTATAAATCCATACTCATAGCACAGTACGTTTTTATTGTATAGATAGAATGCAGAATCAATGGTACTTCGATTCGAGTTTTCTATGCGGCCAAGAATCTCGGGCGGTATTTGGTAGTGTTCGGAGGACATGTCGCGAATAAACTTGCGGGATTCAATCATGTCCAATTCAACCGGAGACATGGCAAGTGTTTTAACATCGGCGGGGAATCCCAAGATACCCGGCTCGCGCCTATGTCCAATACCGCCAATCTTTTCCATCCATGACTTTTTGAAAGCATCGGCTTGATCTGGAGGGAGTCCCGGAACCGATAGAATATATGGCGGAGTGGCGTCATTATACGCAAAATTGCTTTGCATCCGTGCCATATTCTCGTCTGCGACAAACTCTTGCTCTAGCGGCTCAGAATCACCACGACCACGGCCATATGGGTCTGAAAGGTTTGGACGCCTAAAAGTTATCATGTCATCCGGCGAGACAGTAAGCGACCTAGCCGCCGCAGTTCCATATGGATAAACAATAAACCATGGGGAAGACATGCTAGGCACTTGCGTAACCCACGCTGGCGGAATTATGTCTAGTTCTATTACATGGCCCTTCTCATCGCGTACTTTCAATAGGAAGGCTTCGCCGACTAGCTTAGTCAAAGCCTCAATGGTATAAAACATAAAATACCCATCTATTTCAGGGTATCTCCTAATTGGGGCATCGAGGAGGTCTAGTATTTCGTGGTCGAGAATCGGAGTAGCAGAGTTTTTGTTTTTTCGGTAATCAATCTTATCAAAAAGCTGATATGGCGTAGAAGCTACGGCCCTAGATATTGCGGCAACGGGAGAAAGCCTTGGGTTTTTGTGGAAAAGCTCAGGTAGTTCTCCAGAGTCGCGCATGGGCGGCTTTGTCCAAACCCTCTGAATTGCCTTAGCTAGTACGTCCCATCCGCCAGTGGATTGTATTGATTTATTGCGTCTATCGAAGAATCCCATTTATAGCCCCTTCGTCACCAAGACGATGGATTTATTAACTGTTATTTTAATCTAGCAAACTCGCCAAAGTATTTTTTAGCCGCTTCACAGTATGCAGAATAAGCGAGTTCCGCAGTATCGAATGCTCCTAAGTAAATAACCTTATAATCTACCCTTATATGAGCACTCCATTTGCGTTGTTTTTTTGCCCAATGCACTCCCTTATATCCGCTTGTGTTATTACATTTTCTCTTCATGTTTCTCGTATTTTCTTTTCTGGAACACAATCTAAGGTTGCATTTTCTATTATCGCATGTATCTCCGTTAACATGGTCAACAATATCACCATCTAAAGCATTCATTATCAGTCTATGAAGTGATACAAACTTTGAGTTTTTAGCACCGCCACCCGCATAAGCATGAAAGTATGGGCGTTCTTTACTACTAAACCTGCTCCAAGTAAACTTGCTGACCATTTCCCAATCATCATCGTCGATTAAAACAGTAAACCCTTTAATGTTTAATTCCACAGTCTCACCCTCTTTTCACCCTGATATAAATAAAAACCAGCTGGAAAGCATTGGGGTGAGTCAATGCCGTTCGGTAGCTAACCTATCCGCTGGTATTTCATACTATTACGCGACGAAGTTTTGCTTTACAAAGCAGTCGATGTCGTGGTCTCGGCTGGGACTGGCGGGATAATTGCGGTATCGGTCAAGGATAGTCTGTAAAGTCCGCTCTTCCTCGACCTGATGCCCAATCATTTCAGCCATAAAATTGACCGTCATAATGTCCATCTCTTCAAGTGCGGCCTTGTAAATCTCAGTAAGTGCGGCAGTAGTGTCCACCTCAACGCCCATTGCAGATTCAAAAAGATAATGCAGTTCGGGATAATTGCTAGGCTCGTCAAAGGCGATAGGCTCAATGGTAGGCTTGGCCGACCTATCCATCATGTAATTAAGCACCTTCTGGGCATGTTCGCGCTCTCCATCTGCTTCCTGCTTGAAAAACTCAGCCGTACCCACAAAGCCTTCAAAGTCTGCCCATCCGTGGCGCTGGTCATACCTAAGTGCGTTCATTGTTTCATGGCGGAATTGCTGGTTAAGCATGGAAAGTATTCTTTCTGAAAGGTTCATATTTTTCTCCATTATAGGATATTGGCAATAGTGCTACATTATATATATAAGAAGATTTGAGAAAAAATTAGGTGGATTGAAGTTCCTTGACCTTAGCATCAATTTTTCCCTTGTAAACCATCCAGCAAGTAAGACAATCGCCAGATGGAGCGCCTATGCCCTTATACTTAGGATGATTTTCGCACTTGTCTGGCATTGACTCGGGCTGAATCGTTTCCGCCTCGGCCTGCTTGAAACCGCAATTCCAGCATTCAGTTGCATTCTCGTTCCACGCATCCCAAGCCGATCCACAATTAGGGCAATAGTTCCACTTGGTCATATATCCCTCCATCATCCTATAATCTCGCGCATTTCGTCGAGTATACCGCGTATGCGTTCCCATGCCCATGGCACGGATATGCCCATCATTTCAGCTATGGCCGTTACCGACACACCTTCCGACCATGCGACTATCATTTCCCGAGATTCACCATCTAGCTTGTCAATAACCGAAGACATAAGCGCCTTAACATCGACGCAATCCTCAAACGGCCTAGATTGATCGCAAATAGTATCTTCTCGCGGGATATATTCCCCATCGTTGGCTATAATATCAGATAGTGACTTTGTATGTATATCACGCCCGCGAGCGCCCGAGAATCGTTCCTTGACTATTCCCTTGGCCCTAGCGTATAGGCTTGCTGAGACATATCGATCAATCGAGGTTTTATATTCTGGATTGTAGTTGTTTAGGCAATGAAGCATGGTTAGGTACAGTTCCTGCCCCGCATCTTCCCATTCTTCATTAGTCATTTTGATATGGATTGATTTTAGCGCACCATTTACCAGCTTGGCGTGATTTTTTACATAGTTATCAATTTCTTGTCGTGTCATGTTATCCCCTTAATCAAACATCCGGCCCCCTTATATAATACATAGTTCTAATTGGTAATAGTTTCAAACTGAATACCATGTTTATTCTTATCAGTCCATCGCTTATTAGTATATTTGGTTATTGTTCTCCTGTCAACCCCAGTCTTGGCACTCGCATCGAGTACAGAATAGCAATAAACCATTTTACCGCCTTTATATTTTGCTACAAGTTTATAGTTTCTTTTACGATTTACAGTAGCTTTTCTCTTGCGCTTAACTGATGGTTTGGTATTATTGTTATTAGCAACTGATATTATCGGTAATGAGTTAAGCATGTCTATATTATCAGTAAACTGTATCCCCATATGGTTATTCTTTTTCCATGGCTTATTCATGTGGCAATAAATTACATCAGGACTAATTCCTAGACTTCGTGCACACCCCTTTATGCTTTCATATGGTACAATCCTTCCATCTGGGAACTTCACAAATATAAGTTTCGCTTGTCCGCCACCAGCATTTTCCTCTTTTGTCTTATACGGCGCAATACAAAGCCATACAGGTGACACATTGTTGCTTGAACCAGGAAGTGCTACGCTAGGCAATTCAAATACTCCCTTCTTATATTTCCTTATTAGTCTGTCCCATCAAAACATTAAGCATTACATCGATATTCGCAAGTGACTTGTGCATCTCCTCGAATATGTCGCAGAGTTCATATCCTGCAATGCGCAACTCTTCATCATCACAAACATCGAGCCTGGCTCTAACAATCGAAACAAGCTCGCTTGACTCTTCACTCATAATCGCCTCCATGATAATCCGCAAGGCTAGTTAGATGCCACATTCCGCACTTCTCGCAATAGTATACTCGCTTAGGAATCTTCTTTCCATACCTCGCGCCTCGATTGCGATGGAACACGTTTAGCACCGTCCTGGCCTCGCGTTCCGATGAATAACCCACCTTGTCACACATGGCCTACTCGTTTGCGTTGTTAGCAATAAAATCCCCGCATGGCGTCTTGGCCTTCTTCCAATTGATCCAAGCCTTCGCGTCCGACTCGTCAAGCGCATTGTGCGGGAGCCTCTTGCAATTCTCGCACTGTGCCCTATTCTTAGGATTGCCCATGCAACTGTTAATGGTCATTGTTTTTACTCCTTATCCTTGCTAGCCTTGTCATTGGCTTCCTCTACTGCACTAGTAAGAGTATACGAGTCTGCGGAAAGCGTATATCCCAATCCAGTAAGCATCTGAAAGAATGCAGGCACAAGCTCAGGCCATGTCTCAAACTCATCTTCATCGATTGCATGAATAGTCCTGGTTACAATAGCGTCTTCCTGTTCAATCGTAATCTTCGTCATTTGTCTGCCTCCATATCAATTATCATCAGTCTGCCTTACGACAAACATTGTACCACATTTCGGACATGCGCGTAAATCATACATGGCAGTATCCACAAACTCAATCTTTGGTTTGTTGCCTTCATGCCAATACGATCCATACATTGGTTCAAGGTCGAGAATCAGAAAGTTCATTTTGTTGGCCTCGTATTTACAGTTTGGGCAGGTCATTTACTCCCCGCGTATTTCTAGCATAGCGTCAGCATACGAATATGCGCCACGGGCTACAGCCAACTCCTTAGCACTACCATCGCCAATAAAACTACTTTCGAGCTTAATCTTAGAAATTAGTGCTTCCATTGCAGCAAGTGCAAAGGCATCGCGCAAAGTCATGCCATCACGCTGCATTGTCATTGCAATACCACCATCTACCTTCTGAATACTTGCAGCCATCGGGAATGCCGAACCACCATTTTTCTGTGTCATCTTTTATCTCCTTGTGTTTTCTACTTTACCGAATCCGTCACAATTACGTCAATAGGTTTACCGCAAAAAACGCAAAACTTCATCTCGTTTACGGGCATTGTCTTTTCGAGCGGTATCCATTCACGCCCACAATCACTAGCCCAAATATCGCGCCTTTCGTTGTAGTTCCATGCGCATTTATCGCCCATTAGCTCCTCGCTTTACCATGTCAACGTATGTTGCATTAAGTCCCCTGCGATGATATCCAGTTATCCCTTGATTGTACGCCGATATGCTTTGATCCATTGGACTGTCTAACTCTCGCATGGCCTCGCCGTGTAGCTGGTTTATGCAGTCTTTCCGAACACGCATGAAATACTTATAGTTTCGCATTATGATGTGACCCGCGATTACTGCGGCCTGGCACGGATCGTCAGGATCATACTCACCCCATCGCCATATCCGTTCAGCCCGCAAGTGCCTATCCTCATGGAGTCCAAACCATCCCCTATCCATCGGGTCAGTATGTATTGTATTCCTTCCTCCGCTAGATTCAGCAAAAGCGAGGCCGCGCAAAACATCGCACGGAGCCCCGCTTCGTATCTGGCCGTATTCGTAAATGGAAATACTATCTCGATTCTTTGCCTTCCAATCATTGCTAGGTGGATGGAAAATACTCACCGATGAAAACAAAAAAATTACCGGCATGAAAATAAATATACGTTTCATTTTATATCCTTTCTACCAAAATCTGTAGCGCCCTGCATGACATCTTTATAGCTAAATATCTGTTCTACAATAAACTCAGACCCATCATAATACATACCATATACTTCTGATTCCAAAAATCTCCCATTGTAATATACAATTGCATGGTAATCATCAAACCAATTTAGCTTGACTATATACAATTGAGATTCAGGCCCAAGATAGTACATTAGGTCAGTCGCAAAATCTTCGCAGTCTCCACCGCCATCGCGCTCAAACTCTATCGGACTTTTCCAATAGCCTTCTGGATCGTCTTGATACTCGAATGATGCCACATGCCTCCATGCCGCATCCAAGTCGCCATGCTTTACTTCATAACCCATGGGATTAAATCCAAAAGTGCATGAGGACATAGCAATGGATACAATGCAAGCTAGAAAAATGTAGCGCTTCATTCTCCATCCCTTTGATTTTCTAGCTCACCAATTTCCGAGCCGATATCAGCCAAGTCCTTAGATAGCTGGAAATGCTTATAGTTATCTTGCCCTTCTCGGGTCCACCAATATTTACGAAGCCATACGATTGCCCTTCTAAGCAGCTCGTCCTTCCTGGCGAGGCGGGAGAGGGCGGCGTCCCTGAACTTGATGTGATTCTCCCACTGGTCGAGGTCCGGCTTTCCGTTGACGGTCATCCATGCTAATCGTTCGGCAAACTCACGCGGAGTACCTATCTCAATGTCCTCCTCCCGCGCCTCGGGATGGGGAGAGGAGAGGGCCGCCCTTGCTCGCTTTGCCCATTCGATCATCTCAATATGGAGATCGGTGGCATTGCCGTAATACCGCTCCTGCAAAGCCAATCCAGCTTCCAGCGCATCGCGTATCTCATTCATCCGTTATCCTCCTTAATTCTTTTAGCCCCTTCGGGCTGCATACCATAGAGTACTATACTTTCCACGCTATCCTTTGTCAACTGGCCTATCACGGTTTTATGCTGGCCTGATTTATAGTACACATGGACAATCTGCGAGCCTTTGTTTTGAGTTAGGATCGCGCCGTCTCTGGATATGTAGCGGGTCACGGTTTACCAGCCGCATACTTGCGCTTATAGTCGATGCCGCAATAGACCGCAAAAGCAATGCAAGCAATTACGATGATCGGCATTTAGTCCCCCTCGTAGTCGTCTTCAATCATGCCGCGCATAGCGTCAATGCAAAGGTCTTCAATCTGCATCATGGCTTCGTAGTATTCAGGCTTGCCGGAAAGCACATTAGCCCTACGATAGTACAAGTCCTCAAACATGCTAGATATATCCACATCGCCGACCATAATAGACTCTATGGCAAACTCTGCTGGCTCGTCGGGATAACCAGGATCGCCATTGCGGAGATACATTCGTCCTCGGCATCCTTTGTAGTATTCCCCCGTCACTTCCATTTCCACGCCGTTGTAGGTAATCGTCACAGTATCTGCCATTATTCACCTCCATTGGTAAGCGCATTATAAATATAATATGAAAATGAATCAATAGATTTAGTTATTTTTTTAGATTCTATCAGACAACTAAGTGGAGGGCTAACAATTACAGTAGCTCCATCAATTTCAACACTTTCGATACCACGCAGATGTGCAGATACCGGAACAGACTTATTGGGGCAATCCCTATAGTGCCGCTTAACCCAATGCAGAATTGCCGATTTTCTCTTGTTGGCAATAGGGCCGTCCCTGATTGAAAGTATTTCCATAACAGCGTCTTGCGTTGTCGGAATAACAACACTATATCCGCAATCGCGTATCTCAATGCTCCAATAACAAGCCGCCTGCTCTAGTGAGCATAGAGATACAGCCAAAACATCATTATCCCAATTGTGCTCCGCCAATGTATACCGACGCATAAACATCAAATCTCTAAATCCTCGGTAAAACATTCTTGTTTCTTTATTAAATAAATAAAATGAGCTATACCAAGTATTATCATAAAACTGGCTAGAATTAATATAAAAATCACCATTACGCTTAAACGTTATCCCCTTCGGCTTGCTAACCCTTTTTATAATACTAACCGTACAATCATCTCCACCATCATTTATAACCCCAATATTCATTTCACATAATTTATCAATATTACACATCAATAGATCTTTTTCTGGGGAAAACAAAATGTCACCACTAGAACTATTCCATAAAACATATTTTGAGGGAAGTTTTATTACTCCACCAGCATTGTCTTCTTCCTTTCTTGCTCGGCCAGATTCAGAAGTTGGAATATTTACCATCTCGATCTTCCCTGTATCATGATATGGCTTACTCTCAATACCATATCCACGAACCATTTCAATTACATCACTAACAATGTTTGAACAATCCAATTAATCGCCTCCAATATAAATAGATTTATTTGGGGCAGCAGGATTCGGACCTGCGATTGCCAGCTCCAAGGGCTGGCGACATACCGCTTGTCGATGCCCCATTGTGCGGGAATTGAGTCCCGTCGCTCCGTAGGATATGCCGCGCCTACTCGCGGAGGGGGATTCCTCCTATCGGATTACTCCGTAAATTACCGTATCCATACGGGCCGGTTTATCTCCAATCTTTATTCGTGCGCCGCTTGTAGCTAGAGTATATCACGGCAAATACTATCGGTGCAATAATCAAACCATAGAAAATTACAGAAATTACAGTTTCGCGCATATGTCGTAAATCCTTCCAAGGGCCTCGGCGTGAAGCGCATTGTCAATAGCCAAGTCCTCATAGAAAAACCTGTTTGTCTCACCCTGAGTCCTTGATCGTTCCTCGAAATATTCTACATTGCTGCACTTTTCGTGCTGGGCCAGAATGAGGTATTCAAGGTCGGTTGTAATCATTCCCTGCCTCCAATCTCGTCCATAAGTTCCTGCGTCTCATTATACCTTACTTCAGCATGATCCTCGCCCATAATCTCGTCGCACTGCCCACCGGAAAAGATAAGCGAGAATCCAAGTATCCCAACTACTACCGCAACTATGCAAGCTATAGCCATATCGACCTCCTATCCATGGAATACGAAAACCTGCTCACGGCAAGTATAAAGATTCTCGTCTATTTCGAGCCCGCGAACATGCGTAAGGTTGTTGGCCTTAGCGATGCTCTTTATCGTCTTGCACTCATTGGCGGTAAAATCAGTTTCAAACGTAATGGGGCGAACCTGAATCCACTTTTCGCCACAGATAACCTGCATCCATACGCGAGCTTTGATTCCGGACTCGGCTATCTCGTTGCGGATGTTCTTGGTCATCTCTTTGTGTTCCATATTGTCCCCCCGTTTGATAGTTCCATTATACTATATATCGGAGGCTTGTCAACTATAATTCGCATTATTTTGTCGATTTTTCGCAGTTCCCACATATGTATAGGTTTTCAGTAGTATAGCCGCACTGGATAATATGATACAATTTCATTTTATGATCTTCTGGCCCACTAGTAGCAATAATCCATTTACCACAAATAGCACATTTGCCAGTATAAAGCGGATCGTCACTTATTGGCAATTTTAGGCCCCTTCATGCAGAATTTTTTATGTTGCCATACTAGTTTACTTCTCAGCCTTCCGGGGTATTCATATCCAACGGGAATGCCTTCACCTACTACGATTTTTTTACCACAGACTATACAAGTAACGGGGTATTTATTAGTCATTGGCTTATCTTTTTATACCAAAATGATTCTGTATACATATCATCTTGGCTTTCTATTCTACTACTACAATTATATCCATCCTCGTAAAGTTGCTTTTCTTCATTAGCTCTTTCTGCCGATCCTAATTTGCCAACACAATATGCGATTTTATTGCCTAGTGTATCCATGTCGTATGTTATCATTGACTCGCCCTCCAATCATTGTATTGTTCCTCTTTTAGCTTCCTTCCCTCTTCCATCATAATGGCGTCATATTCTTTGGCCGCTTCAGTTGCTCGCCCATCGGCG